TGTTTGCCGATCCGCCCACCGCGCCGGTCTATGTCTATGGCTACCTGAATGGCGCAGAGGGGCCGCAAGTCACCACTGGTCCGGTCTCCGGCGTGGATGGTGTCGAGGTCAGCGTGATCTTTGATTTCGGCGTCGGCGCCATTGATTGGCGCGGGGCTTGGTTCAATCCGGGCGCCTGATCACTCTCACCCTTTTTCATCATCGTAACCGCGCAACGGGCGTCCTTCGGGGCGCCTGTTGCGTTTCAGGAGGTTCTTTCCATGCGTAACTTCATCCAGCCGGGCAATAGCCTGGCGATTGCCGTGCCCTATGCGACCGGCGTCTCTGCCGGCCAGGGCGTCCTGGTCGGTGCGCTGTTCGGCGTCGCGGCTGTTGATGGCGTCCAGAACGCCATGATCGAGGCCGGGACCACGGGCGTGTTCGACCTCACCAAGGAACCGGCGCTTGCCATCGCCGCTGGCGTGCGGGTGTTCTGGGACAATACCAACCGGCGCATTACCGCGACCGCCACCGGCAATTTCCAGGTAGGCATCTCCACCCAGGCCGCGCTGGCTGCCGATGCCACCGTGCGTGTCTGGCTCAACCGCGTTCCGGCGGCGGGGGCATGAACATGACGAACCTGATGGCGCGTGACCATGAACGCATGCAAGGCGTGCATCCTCATCTGGTGCGCGTGGTGATCGAGGCACGCAAGGCCGCGCCATTCATTGTACTGGAGGGGCTGCGGTCGCGTGAAAGGCAAGCCAAGCTTGTCGCACTCGGTGCCTCACGCACCATGAACAGCCGGCACCTGACGGGCCATGCCGTCGATCTCGGCTATTGGCTCGATGACGGGGACGCCGTGCCGGAGAATGGCGAAATCCGCTGGGACTGGCCTCTCTATGCGCAACTGGCCAGCGCCATGAAGGGCGCGGCACAAAAACTCGGCGTCGCCATCACCTGGGGCGGTGATTGGGCGAGCTTCCCCGATGGCCCGCATTTCGAATTGGACTGGGGGAAATACCCATGATCGGCGCATTGCTGCCCGCGTTGGTGCCGATCCTGGGTGATGCGCTGAAACGCCTATTCCCGGATCCCGAGGCACGGCAGCGTGCCGAGGCGGAATTGAACGCCGCCTTGCTCGCGCGCGCGGGTGAATTGGAAAAGGCCGCCGCCGATATCATCAAGACCGAGGCCCAATCGGAACATTGGCTCGCTGCCTGCTGGCGTCCGCTGATGATGATCACCTTGGGCATCCTGATCGTGCTGCGCTGGATCGGCTGGTCCGCGCCTGGGATCAGTGAGGCCGAGGCGCTCAAGCTCTGGAACATCGTCGAGATCGGCCTGGGCGGCTACGTCATTGGCCGTTCTGCTGAAAAGACGCTGCCACGCATTGTGGAAGTGCTGAGGCGATGAGCGCCTTTGATGACGCCATGGCGAGCCTGATCGCTGATCCACATCTTGGCTGTGATGCTGAGTATCGCCAGGGCGGCACAGGCGCACCAGTCAGCCTGCGCGTACTGCGTTCCTCGCCCGACCGGCTGGCGGATGCCTTTGGCACGGAGGTGATTTCGGCCAGCGATATTCTCTCACTCGCCATCGCCACCCTGCCTGATATCGCGGCGGGCGATATTTTCTCGATCAGCGGCGAAGTGCTCACCGTTCGCCACGCTGAACGCGACGCCACCGGCACAGCCTGGCGCGTCTTTTGCCAACGATAGGCACGCAGCATGAGGCTTGGCGCGCAGCTGGTCGGTGATCTCCGAAAAATGCTCGCAGAGGAACTGCGCGCGGGCGAACGCGCCGCCATGACCGCGATCCGCACCGAGACCGCCGAGGTTAAAGCCGAACTCCGCCAGCAGGCCACCACCGCCTTTGCCGGCAATGCGCGCGGCATCGCCAATGCCTGGCGGTCCATGGTGTTTCCCCGCACGGGCCAGTCACTCCGCCCTGCCGGGCTGGTCTTCACCAAAGCCCCCAAGGTGATTGATGCCTTTGAGCGCGGCGCGCTGATCCGCGCCAAGGGCGGGCGGAAGTTCCTAGCCATCCCTACCGGCTTTAACGCCGCGCGTGGCAGGCGCGGGCGGGGCGAGAAAGGCATGCGCGTGACGCCAGCGCAGATGGTGGCCTCGGGCCAGGCGTTTCTGCGGCCCTTCAAATCGGGGCGCGGCTTTGTTTGGTGCCTGCCACTCCGCGCCGGGGAACAGGCCGGACGGCGGCGCCAACGCCTGCGCTTGATTGCCGGCGGCGTCACAGAAATCGGCACCGCGCATCGCCGCGGCCGAGAGGCCTGGGCGCGCGGGCTACTCGCGCGCGGCATGGTGCCGATGTTCCTGCTGCTGCCGCAGGTGAAGCTCACCAAGCGGCTCGACGTAAAGGGTGCGGCGGAGCGTGGCCTGCGTCGCCTGCCCGGGCGTTTTGTGGCGGCCTGGGCCGCCGAGGCAGGGAGGCCGCGATGAGCCTGCGTGAAGCCGCCCTGACCGCCCTGTTCGCGCGCCTGAACGCCAGTCTGGCCGCACGCAACCCGGCGCCCGTCATCCGCCGCAATGAAACCGTGCCACAGCGCCTGCCCGCGGGCGGACTGGTTGTGCTGCGCGATGGTGAAACTGTCTCGGAAACGCCCATCCTTTCGCCGCTGGCCTTTGCCATCGAGCATCGCGCGGAGATTGAGGTACTGGCGGCGGATAATGCGCTGTTGGATGCGCTGCTGGTTGCCATCGCAGCCGCCATCACCGCGGATCCCATGTTGGGCGGCTCGGTGGAATGGGCGCAGCCCGGCAGCGCGGATATCGAGGATGTCGAATTCGAAGGCGCGGCCAGCGCACGTGCCGCGAGCCTGCCTGTCGCCTTGTTCTTCACCGCCACCGGCTCACCGCTGGCCTGATCGCCCACCAGGAGAAACCCCATGCCCCGTGCCATTGGTGCGAATGCGCGCCTACTCATGATTCCTGAGGCCAGCTATGGCACCGCGCCAAGCGGCAACTGGCGGCGCATGCCCTTTCTGTCCTGCAATCTGGGCGCGGAGCAGCCGCTGCTGGATGCGGATGTGATTGGCATTGGCGGCAATCGAGACACTGGCGCGCCGCTATTGGATACGGTCACGGTGGCGGGCCAGGCGGTGGTGCCGATTGACCTGATCAATTTCGGGCATTGGCTGCGGCTATTGTTCGGCCCACCGACCACTAGCGGCACCAGCCCGAATTTCATCCATAGCTTTGGCTCGGGCCTTGCGGCGCTGCCTTCGAACAGTATCGAAATCGGCTATCCGGATGTGCCGAATTACGATGTTTGCACGGGCGTGCGCGCTGATACGTTGGAGATGGATTTCACGCCCACCGGTGCTGCCAACGCGACGATTGGGCTGCTGGGCCAGGGCTCACTCCGCGGTGCGGCGAGTTCCGGCGGCACGCCAAGCGGCGCGGCGTTTACGGCCTTCAACAAGGCGCAGGGTTCCATCACGCGCGCCGGAGCAGCGCTGGCGCAAGTGACTGGCGCGCGGCTCAGTTTTTCGAATGGAATGGAGACGGTGCGCACCATCCGCGCTGACCGGAAGGTTGAGGGTGTTGATCCCGGCATTGCGCGCTGCAACGGGCAAATCACGGTGCGGTTTGAGAATACGGTGCTGCTGGCGCAGGCGCAGGGCGGCACGCCAGCGGAATTCGCCATGGCCTTCACCATGGATGCCAATCGCAGCCTGACGATTACGCTGCATGAGGTTTATCTGGCGCTGGCCAAGACCCCGATCGAGGGGCCGGCGGGGGTGGAGGCGAGTTTTGATTTCAGGGCCGCGTTCAATGCGACGGCGGGGCGGATGATGACGGTGGTGTTGAGGAATCAGCAGGCGGGGACGGAGTATGGGTGATGTCGCTTCTGAAATCGTCAATTGTGTCGGCCCAATCGAGGATGAATTTGTCTGGACTGCTCTGCTCTCTGAGCATGCACTTGTACGAAGGGCAACCGAAGTGCTCGCGACTCCCATAACTCCATTATAAGGCTACTAGGCACTGGTTGACCTTGAAACCAAACACCACGCTGATTTACTACCACGTTTTTCCTTAACGGGACATATCAGTCCCTGTTTCGCGAGTCTGTAAAACTCCTGCTTGACAGCATTCTCAGACTTGATCCCGGTTAAATCGCGCGCTTGAGCATTAGTGATCTCTTCGTGGGTCTGCAAAAAAGCCATAATAGCCTCTGCTGGCAGTGCCAGTGGGGCATGCCGGATCGTGACCTTAATATAATTATCCTTCTCCTCAATGATCGGAGGTTGGAGTTTCCATTCCTTCATTTTTTGGAAGGCTGTGTTTAGTCCCTCGCCCATATCCTTATTTGGAGCCTCATGATATCTGTTTAGGCAGCGCACTAATTTTGAATTTCGCGAGAAGCGAGCATCTAGGATATTGTCAACCCTAACATATCCTGGTAATTTTCCAGGACTAGCGATCTCAATTCGATTATTAAATATTGTTACATGAACATCATCAGAAATTGCGTAATCTCGATGGATAATAGCGTTAACAAAAACTTCCCAAATAGCCTCGGGAGGATAGCCCTTCCTCTCTGCACCTTGGGTCCCCCACATAGCGATTCCAGACAAGATACTAGTGATTTTATCTACTGATCTATGAATCAATCGGTATGCAGGGCCTTCTATATAGAATGACTCTTTGAGGTGTTCTCGCTCGGGATCATCCACACTTGTCTCGTAGCGTGAAATTCTGACTCCACATTTTCTAGGCAGCATAGCGGAAGGATTGTCGCCAAATAATAGGACTCCGGCAACCAATGGTGTCCAATCCTTTGCCTCAACAAGATGTTGATTCACGATGTAGTCTAATGGATCGGTAGATGGTGAATAATCAAGTAGGAAAGCCTTTAGTTCTGCTGCATCGGCAATAGCCTCAGCTCTCAGGTCAGGGACCTTAAGGTTCTCGTAGGAACTCGCACCCTTCGCGAAACTCAGTTGCGTTATCTGATCAGCGGTCAACGGTAGAGACTGGGCGCCGGCTCTCTGATAAACTTTACCATCAGACGTTTTATTCACATCGGCGCCACGCTCAATGAAGAGGTGCAGCGCGAATGTACCTAGAGTTTCGTGCTTCAGAAACTCGTAGCGCACATCGACGGCTGGATTCAGTTCATGGATAGCCTGGAGGAGCCCGTTGAAACTCTCAGTAGTTGCATTCCCTCCCCATCTTTGAAGGGGATCAGGCTGATCCTTATCGTCCGCGATACCGACAATAACTTCGCCTCCATCTGCGTTCGCAAGAGCAACTACAATTTTCTGCAGCTTCTGACCTGAAATAGACGAAGCCTTACGGTCGAATAAATGCCCCTCCGCCCATACGCAGAGAGTTGTGGCATCCGTTGCCGAAATCTGTCGTTCCTTGAAGCGTTCGCTCATCACTCACTTCCTCACCACAAAGAGTATGCAGCTTATATGCCTGAAACAGATTAGCAACTGCCAGATTTCATAAACGGGTGTGTTGTTTCGCTTGGTAAGCGCCCGGAAATCGCTGAATCCGAATCGGCTCTGTTACGAAACTGGCCAGTGCGCCGCACTGGCCAGTCATCTGGCCCCCGAAACGTATCCTGAGGAGACCCCATGCTCACCCTCGACCTCCCCACTAACCCCTACTGGCTTACCCTCCCGCGCGGTGTCCGCGTGGAAATCCGCCCCGTCACCACCGCCGTCATGGCCGCCGCCCAGGCAGCCTCCGCCCGCCGCCTCAGCGCGCTCCGTGTGGCGGAACCAGACCTCGACCCCGACATGGCCCGCGGCCTGGCCTTCGCCTTCCTGGTCAAGGCCCTCGCGCGCCACGCTATTCTAGCGTGGGAAGGCATCGGCGATACCTCCGGCAAGCCCCTGCCGCTTTCCCCCGATGCGGTGGAACGCCTGATGGATCTGGACGACATCGCCGCCACCTTCTGGGACCGCGCCACCGCACCGGTCGCCACCGTGGCCATCGAGGGAAACGGCTAAGGGCCCGCGCCGCATGGCATTTCGGTAGCGGGCCCGAATATTGTCGCGGCTGCGCCGCCATCGCGCGCGATTGCGGCGATAGCTGCCCCTACACGCAACACGCGCCGGTCAGCGTCGAGGCCCATGCCTGCTGGGCCGCCGGTACAGCCTGCGCTGAGGCCAGCATGGCCGGCATTACGCTCAACATCGCCAATGCGCTTGCCGCCGCACGTGATCTCGGCGCGCAGGGCTGGGCCGCTTCGGAAATGCTGATGGCCCTCCGCATCGGCATGGCGGAAGGCATCGCCACACGCGGCAGGGAGGAAACGCCCCATGGCTGACGCCACCCGCCGCGTCTCCGTGCGCCTGTCCTTGGACGACGCCGCGCGCGTAAAGCAGGAATTGCGTGAGGTTGGTGAAACCGGCCAACGCTCCCTCGCGCGTATTCAAGGCGGCGCGGAACGTGCTTCCCGCGCATTGGATTTGCTGGATATCGCCGTCCGCGGCGTGCAGATCGCGGGTCTGGCCGCCGGGCTGCGCGCGGTGGTGGTCGCCGGCGATGCGCTGACGCAATCCATGGGGCGGCTCAATACCGCGCTCGGATCGGTGGAACGCGCCGGCGAAATCTATGACAGGCTCTATCAGGATAGCCTGCAAACCGGCGTTGCCGTGCGGGAAAGCGTTGATGCCTTCGCGCGGTTTTCCATCGCCGCGCGGGAGATTGGTGCCACTTCGGATCAGGTCGCGACGCTCGTTGGCGGCTTGCAGCGCATCGCCATTGCCTCGGGCGCCTCGCAACAGGAAATCTCCTCCGCCACCCAGCAGCTTGGCCAGGCCCTGGCATCGGGCACGCTGCAAGGCGATGAGCTGCGCTCCATCCTGGAAGGCTTGCCCACCCTTGCGCAGGCGCTGGCGCGTGAGCTTGGCGTTTCTATCGGTGAACTCCGCAAGCTCGGCTCCGAGGGCAAGCTCACCGCCGATACGGTATTCCCCGCGCTGCTGGGCGCAGTTGAAAAACTGAATGGCGAATTTGAACGCGCGCCGCTTTCGGTCGGGCGTGCCTTTGGCCAGCTTACCGTCGCGACGGATCAATTCCTCGCCCGGCTGGATCAGGCCATCGGCCTTTCCAATACGCTGGCCCAGGCGCTGTCCGGCGCGGCGCGCGTGCTGGATGGCGTGCGGCGCGGCTCCGGCCTTTTGCTGCCCACCGAGCAGGAGGCTGCGCGCCGGGCGGAGGCCGCGGCGCTCCGCGCGCAAATCACCCGGCTTGAGGCTGAAATCGAAGGCCAAAGCCTGCCGACCGAACCACGGCGCGGCACCATCCGTGGCGGCCTGGTCGGCACCGCGCAGCAACAGGCCGGGGTGGATCGCGCCGCTCGTCTGGAGGAATTGCGCCGACAGTATCAGGAACTCGCGGAGGAAATCACGCGCGGCGAACAGGCCGCCGGCGAACGGCAGCAGCGCGAGGCGGAAAGCGCCGCTGCCCAAGCCGCCGATGCGCGCCGTCGCCGCGCCAGCGTGGATGCCGAGGAATTACGCCGCGCCCTGGATGACCGCTTTCGCATCAATAGCGAATATGAGGACCGCGTCCGCCGCCTGCGTGAGGCCGAGGCCGCTGGTGGCATTACCGCCGCGGATCGCAGCCGGCTTGAAACCCTGGCGCTGCAAGAACGTGATGAGGCGCTGCGCCGCATTGAAGGCACCACCCGCCGTGTGGCCGCCATCCCGCCCGCTGATCGCGCGGCAGAACGCGAGTTGAATGATCTGCTGCGCGAACGCGAAAGGCTGATCCTGGATAATGAGAATGCCTATGAACGCTATCAGCGCCGCCTGGAACGGCTTGGAGATTTGGCAGAGCGTGCCGAGCGCGCTGGCAGGCCGATCCCGACCGAGACCATCGCCCGCGAAGGCGAACGCGCGCTGAACGAATTGGAGGAGGCCGAGCAGCGTATCAAGCGCAGCACGGAAAACACTCGCGACGCCGCGCGGGAATTGGGCTTTGCCTTTTCCTCGGCCTTTGAGGACGCGATTGTGCGCGGCGCCAGGCTGTCTGAAGTGCTCAAGGGCCTGTTGCAGGACATGACGCGCATCATCGCCCGGCGCACCATTACCGAACCCTTGGGGAATGCGGCCTCGGCCGGGCTTTCCAGTATTGGCGCGGGGAATTGGCTGAATGATATCGGCACCGCCATTGGCGGGTTGTTCCGCGCCGATGGTGGCCCGGTGGCGGCAGGCCAGCCCTATATCGTTGGCGAACGCGGCCCGGAATGGTTCGTGCCGAACCAGGCCGGCACGGTGCTGCCCAATGGCAGCGCGCCGGGCGGCAGCACCACGATCAATACCTCCATCGCCATTGATGCGCGCGGCGCCGATGCGGGGGTGGAGGCGCGGCTGCGCATTTTGGCCGGTCAGATTGCGCGGCAGGCTTCCAGCATGACGCTGGATGCCATTCGCCGGGGTGGCAGCGCTTATGAAACAGTACGGGGGTAACAGCCATGGTTGAATACACCTGGCCCGAGGCGCTGCGCCCGACGCGGCTGACATTCTATCTGCAGCACAATACCACGCGCTTTGTCTCGCCCATCACGCGCCAGGCGCAGGTGCTACGGCGTGAGGGTGCGCGCTGGGTGGCGCAAGCCAGTTTTGAACCGCTGGATCGCAGGCGTGGTGGTATTTTGGAGGGCTTGCTGGCGGCGTTGGCGGGCTCGCTCAATACGGTCAGAATCTATGACTGGCGGCGGGAATTCCGGAGCGGTGATCCGCGCAGCCAGGGGCAAGTGCCAAGCGGGCCATTCTCCTTTGATGATGCGACGATCTTTACCGATGGCACCGGCTTTGTGGTGGGCTCGGGCAATCCGGCGCTAGCCGCCGGTGCGCCGCGCGGTGCGCTTTCGATCCAGACGCAGGGTTGGTATCCGAATGCGATTGCGATTGGCGCCGGGGACATGATCGGCCTTGCCGGGCGGCTTTATATCGCGACCGAGGCCATCACCGCATCCGGCACTGGCACCGCCACCATTCCCATCGCGCCACCCTTGCGTGAGGCTTTGATGATCAACCAGCCGCTGGTGCTGACGAGACCGAGCGTGCCGATGCGGTTGGTATCGGATGATGAGGCCGCGAACCCAACCCGCCCGGGCGGCTTTACGGCCATCACCATCCGGCTTGAGGAGGCGTTATAATGTCCGGCAGCAATCCGTCGCCACGCCTCACACCTGCCGCCATCGCCGCTGCGGCGTCGCCCATCGCGGCACCCGTTGTGCTGGTGGAGCTTGATTTCGCCTCGGGCTTTTTCCGCGCCTGGACGGGGATTGGGCCATTGCATTGGGCCGGCAAGGTGTTTGAGGGGCTCGGCGCGATTGGTGCCGTCAGCGAAATTGAGGAAACCGTCGAATTGCGCGCGGTGCGGCTGACGCTCTCGCTCTCACCCGTGCCGCAGGATGTGGTGGATATCGCGCTGGCGGAGCGCAGCTTTCGGCTCCGTCCCGCACGGCTATGGGGCGTGCTGCTGGATGCCGAGGGAGCTTTTGTAGCTGATCCATTCCCGCTTTGGGCGGGGCTGATGGATGTCATGGAAGTGACGGACGGGACAGAGGCGCGCATTTCGCTGACTTGCGAAAGTCGGCTTGTTGATCTCGAACGCGCCGAGGTGCGTCGTTACACGGATGCGGACCAGCAGGCGGAATATCAGGGCGACAGGTTTTTCGAATACGTGCCCGCCCTGCAGGAGGCCGAGATACGCCTGCCGGCGCAGTGACGCGGCGAAAAGATTGGGCGTTGCGGCTGGCGGCGCTGCTGTCGGCGGCGGAGGCACGCGCCTTTGACACGCGGCATTGGAATTGCGCCAGCTTCGCGCTCGCCGCTGTGGAAGCCACAATCGGCGCAAGACCGCAGGTGCAGATCTATCCATCGCTTGAAGCCTCAGCCGATAGCGCGGGCTTTCCGCGCATCGCGCCTGCCTATGCGCGGCCCGGCGATATCGTCCTTGCCGGCGATGCGCCGCGCCTGGGCGTGGTGGTTGAAGCAGGGCGCGCGGCTTTTGTTGGGCCACGCGGCCTGACCACGGCAGCAATCACCGAATGCAGCATAGCCTGGAGGATCGGCTGAATGCCCGTCGCCATCCCGATCATTGCCGTCGCCGTCGGTGCCGTCGCCTCAGCCGCTGTCGGTGGTGGCATCATCGGTGCCTTGGTTGGCGCCGGCACCGCCTTTGCCATCACCAGCGTTGGCGGTTCGGTCTTTCCCTCACGCCCGCCCTCATCCCCCGCTATTCCCAGCCGCGCGGTCGATAATACCACCGCCCCCGGCGCGGGGCGCACGCAATCCTTTCGGCAACCTCTGACGGAACATCAACTCGTCTTTGGCCGCATCAAGGTCGGCGGGCCCATGGTGTTCATCCATTCGGCAACCGATGATCAGGGCCGCGCCGATGGGTATTTCTACGCCGTCATCGTGCTGGCCGCGCATCGCGTGCACTCCATTGGCGATGTCTGGTTGGGCGACACGCTGGCGACGGACGCGAAGTTTGCCGGCTTGGTGCGGATAGATCGCCATTTGGGCGCGGCGGACCAGGCCGCCAATGGGAACCTGATCGCCGAGACCGGCGGCAAATGGACCGCCAATCATCGCGGCCGCGGGCGTGCCTATGTCGCGGTGCGCCTCAAAATCACCGCCCAGGCCTTTCCCTCCGGCCCGCCCAATATCGCAGCCCTGGTGCAGGGCGCGAATACCATTCTGGACCCGCGCAGCAACATCACCGGCTGGTCTGACAATCCCGCGCTCTGCCTTGCCTGGTATCTCACGGCCCCCTTTGGCTGGAAGGCATCCTGGGATGATATCGACATCCCCGCCCTGATCGCCGCCGCCAATATCTGTGATGAGCTAATCGGCACCCGCGCCGGCGTTTATGAAAAGCGCTACACGGTCAATGGCCGTGTCTCCCTTGGCGAGGGGAAAATCGCGATTACGCGCAAGCTGGTGGCCGCCATGGCGGGCGCGCTGGTCGTCTCGGGCGGGCGGTTTTTTATTCATGCGGGCGGACCCGCGCTGCCCGTCACCACACTCAATGCCAATGCGTTGCGCGGAGATGTGACCATCCAGGGCAGCAGGCCGCGGCGGGATCTCTTTAACGGCGTGCGCGCGGTTTATGTGGACCCGGCCAAGAACTGGCAGCCAACCGATGCGCCGCCCTTGCTCGCTGCGAATTACGTGGCCGAGGATGGCGGCGAGGCGATTTATCGCAGCATGGAATTTCCGCTGACCATCTCGGTCGCAACCGTGCAGCGCATCATGAAGGCCGAATTGGAACGCAATCGCCGCCAGCGTGAGGTGGTTTTTCCGGCCAATCTATCCGCGCTGCGGCTGCGTCCCTGGGATAGCGTGACGCTGGCGCTGGATCGGTTGGGGCCCTTTCCGGCGCGAGTGACGGGCTGGCGGTTGGCACCCGATGGTGGCGTGGATCTGACGCTGGCCGAGGAAGACCCCGCGATTTGGGATTGGGACCCTGCCGTGGATGAACGCGCGACCGGCGATAGCCCATCGGTGGTACTGCCCAACCCGGGCGTGATTGCCGCACCTGCGACAATCAACGTGGAGACACCGGCAGGTACTGCGTTCACTGCGCTCAGCCTTTCCTGGGCAGCGGTCGGTAGTGCCTATCTCTCAGGCTATGAATTGGAATTCCGCCCGGCCTCTGTGGCGGCTTGGCAGGGCTATGGCGGGGCGCTGAGTGCCACTGCGGCCTCGGTTGCCACCGGCGAGCCGACGGCGTTCCGCCTGCGCGCCGTGGCCCGCAGTGGCGCGGTATCCGGTTGGCAGGAGGCCGCCATTCCAGGCGGCGTCACCGCACTGGCAGCGCTTGGCATTGCGGGTGGTGTGCGGCTTTCGGGGATCCTGCCGCCCGAGGTCACGCGCTTGCAGGTGTTTGAGGCGAGCAGCGCCAATCTTTCCCTGGCGGTGAAACTGGCCACCGAACCAACAGCGCTGCCATTGGACCGCACCGGGTTAAGCGCTGGGCAAGCCCGTTGGTACTGGCTGCGTTCTGTCTCGGCCGAGGGCAATGTCTCCGCGCTGATCGGGCCGGTCACCGCTACCGCAATCTAGGAGCGCTGCCATGGCCGCACGCATCGATGATCTGCTGGTGCTGGGGCAGAATATCTCGAAGACTGATCTGGCGAAATATCTGCGCGACCGTGAGGCGGTGCTGGCCTTTGACTTCGGCGGACTTGGTGATGGCGCCGCGAATGATCGCGCGGCCATCCAAGCCTGTTTTGATCGTGCGGCGGCGGATAAGAAGTTCGCGATCATCCCGCCCGGTACCTGGCGTGTGGATGCCGGCGTTGTGCTTGGCGGCGGTGCGCGCGGGCTGATCATGCAGGGGATGATCCAGTACACCGGGGCGACCAATGCGCCGGCTACTGTGCTGACGCTGGGTGATGGCGGTACCATGCGCAACGGGGAAAAGCTCTATCTCGGCCTGCAAGTCACGCGGCAGATCCAGTCCGATTGGGTCAGTGAGAATGATATCGGCATCCTGGCGCGCAACCTGGATTCCTCGCTGCTTGATCTGCGCTTGGTGTCCGGGTTTACCATCGGGCTGCGCACGCTGGGCGATGGGCGGGGCTTTGAGGATAGCACGCTGCTCCTCGGGCGCATTCTGAACAACCGCTATGGCATTGACGCCCATGCCGCGACGGCGACGGCCTGGAATACCTCCATCCGATATTACGGCGGACATTTCGCCTGTGGCACGGGAATCAATCCCGCGCTGGACCGCTTTGGCGTGCGCTTTTCGCGCGGTGCCGTGGACGCCTATAACAACCACAACCGCCATGTCTTTGACGCACCAAATTTCGAGCTGCGTCAGCTTGACCCCAATATCGCCATTCCCTTTTTGAATGAGACAAACGGCACGGCCATCATCGCGCGCAACATGCGGATGGAGGGGTGTTCTCCCTTTGCCGCGCGGCACACGGCGGCCGCGACCGATTGCGAATATGATGTGGCCTGGGCACAAAGCTACTCGATCGGCGTTGACTACACCCCAAGCGCCACCCGCGCCGGCAATGCCGTATTCAATCGCCACCGCGCGCCAACATCACGCCTTACGCGGCTGCTGGCGCATATCCCGAATATCCGCGCTGCCGCGTTTTGGCAAAGCAGCACGGAGATTGGCGTGGAGGGCGCCTGCATCATCGCCACCTCTACCACCGCCGAGACCACCATGGCAGCGCTTTCATGGAATGGGCTGAATGGCATCACCCCCACCGCGCGCGGCCTGCTGCTGAACCCCAATCGAGGCATCGGCTTTGTTGTGCAGACGACGCACGCCAAGGAATTCGCGCTGGCGCATTGGCTGGTCAGCGGTGCGGATGGTGGGCGGCTTTGTCTGCGCTGCTTTGATGGCGCCGGTATTGTGCGCGAGAACATCCCCGGCGATGCGCTGGCATCCGGCACGACGCTGCAATGGGCGCCAACCTCCAAAACCTGGCAGGCCGGCGCAGTGATGCAGGAGAGCGATCTGAACCGCCGCCAGACGGTACGCTTTGGGCCAGAGGTCGCCTTTGCGCAAATCGGGATCATTGGCTTTGACGGGCAGATTGAGGTGGAAGCGCTCCGCCTTTACGGCCTGCCGGAGGACGCGCCGGCAATCCTGACCGGCTGCCCCGCGCTGCCCGCTGGCAGCAGAACGCTGATGCTCTCGGCAGGCTGGGATCTGCCGAGCATGCCGCCAGGGGCGACGAGCAATGCAGACGTGACAGTGCCCGGTGCGCGGCGGGGGGATTTCGCGGATGCCTCGCTCGATACCAGCAGCATTGCCTTTGTGCTGGATTGCCATGTCTGGTCGAACGACAAGGTGCGCGTGACAGCGCGGAATGTGAGCCTGTCCACGGTGGATCTGCCCGCGGCAGCGCTGCATGTGCAGGTTGTGAAGAGGCGGGTGGGGTGACCACTACGCATCGCCCCCTCTGCCCCGAAAGGCCTATGCCTTATCTTCCCGTCTCTCGTGCCAAGGCATCAAGCGCCGCCGCGAGGCCACGCAGAGAGAGCGGCAGTGTATTCTCCCTGCCTTCACCTGAAACGAACCTAACCTGTGCGTTTTCAGTCTGCCGCCTGAATTGCTGCAATAGCGCGTCAGATGGCGCCACATCGGCAAGACATAGGGTTGGGAAGCAGCGTCGCCACACTAAATCCACCCCCGCCCGCGCGTCATTCGCCGCGGCATTGGGCACAAGGCGCGGTGGCGTATCCAGCGCCAGATTGGGAGGAACAGCAAGGGTAAGCCTGATCGGCTGCCCCGCTTCTGCACGCCCCAGCGCAAATTGAGCAACCACCTGGCCTTGCGCATTGATGGATTGCACAATCTCGCAATTCTTGGCGCGGCCTTCAGGTTGCGAGCAGCGCAAAACCCAATCGCCAAAGCCTGCCGTGGTGAATTCAGGGCGCGCGGCGGGCGGCGCGGCGGGCGCTTCACGCGGCGCTTGCGCTAGGGTAGGCGGCGCAAGCAGAAGACCCAGCAACAGGCCCAAGCCTGCGACGTTGAAGTTACCCGCGCCTGGCCGTACTGGCGCCTTTGTAGTGCGTTGTATCAACACCCAAAACCCTTTGTCACATTATCCATCGGATGGATCAACAAGAAGCGCTAAGTCCTCAAGTCACCAAACGGATTGATACAAAGCCATTACATTTTCAACCAAGAAACGCAAGGGATCAGCTACTCCGGAACCAACCCACTTCTTCGGACGATCCCTAAATGATCCATCATCAAGCCTTCTGACATTCTGTGAGGCCGTTTCATCGCCCGCCACCCGGAGAATTCACACTAAACTGAGGGATATTCACAGCATTTGGATCCGACAGATTCAGTAATGTTTGAGGTTCCCCACTCATCAAATCCGGCCCAGAATTCCTGAAAACCCTGTTATCAGATTTCCCAAACATTCCATGATCAAATGATCTGGCAATCTGTGAGGCTGTTTCAAGGCTCGGTACCTGTCCGGCCGATATGGTCAATGTCCCGGGCACCAAGGTCATGGCGTAATTCGTGCTGAGCGCAAGGCTGCCCTGGGAGATCGCGTAGCTTCCCGCTTCGCTCTCTGATCCGGCGTTTGTGAACAGGCTGCCGCCAAAGCCATCGCCAGTCACCAGACTACCGCTGGAAATCCTATAGGTAAGGGCAGGATTAGGCTGCCCGTAATCGCGCGCGAGATCATCAGCCCTTACCGTAATCAAGCGCGGTGTCACCGCCATGGTCCGACCACTGGTGAAGCTCAGCGTGTAATTGCTGCTGCCCGCGAGCGTGCCCTGGTTGATCGCATGGCTGCCCACATTGCTCGTGCCCGTCGCCGCCGAGGCCAAGGCGCCCGTCAAGCTATCAGTACCCACCAGCGCAGCACCGCTCGCGCCCGTGGTGGTGCGGGACAGCGCATAGGTCAGGGTCGGGTTAGGATCGCCATATTGGCGGCTTTGCCCGGCATTAGGGGTCACGGTAATCAAGCGCGGCGACACCGATAGCGCCACAGGCACATAGATCATGCGATAGACGGCGCCTGAGGGCGCGCTCACCACAGCTCCGCTACCGCTTACCTGATAGGATCCGACATCCGCCGTAAGCCCTGGCAGGCCGGTCAATGAGGCCCCAGTTGCGATAGTATCGCCACTGCGAAGCCCGGCATAAGAAATGCTGGCAGTTGGGTCGCTGTCGCCATATTCGCGTCTGCTGAAGGAAAGGCTGGTCGAGGCAGCCACTGCCGGCGAAAGACTGTAAAGCTGCGGATAATACGCCGTGGTAGACCCGTTATTCTGCCCGATCTGGTTGGGCGGGGACCATATGTTTGCAAAATCCCAACCATCATAGGTGGTGCGGAAGCTGGTGATGTCCTGCATTTGCGCCGTGGTCAGCCCCGTGCCGCCGTCGCCGGTGGCCTGCCCGGTGGTTTGCGTGTCCCAATAGGATTGCGTGATGGTGCCGTTGTTGTACCCCACCAGCCCGCCGACATAGTCACCGCTTCCCGTCACCGCGCCCGTGGCATAGGATTGCGCGATGGTGCCGGCGTTGGCCCCCACCAGCCCGCCGACATAGTTGCTGCCCGTCACCGCGCCCGTGGCATAGGCTTGCGTGATGTTGCCGGTGTTGGCCCCCACCAGCCCGCCGACATAGTTGCGGCCCGTCACCGCACCCGTGGTATAGGATTGCGTGATGGTGCCGGCGCTGATCCCCACCAGCCCGCCGACGGAAATGCTGCCCGTAACGGTCCCACCCACCAGCCCCAGATTGCTGATGCTGCTGCCTGTTCCAGCATACCCAATCAGCCCGACAGCATCCGTGCTCGGCCGATTGATGGTCAGCCCATTGATCACATAACCCGCGCCATTCAGGCTGCCGGTAAAGCGCGTCGCATCCATCCCCACCGGCACAAAGCCGCCGCTGCCAAAGATGCCGGCGGCGTTGCTGCCCGCGCTGGCCGAGGCATCAATATTCCCCGCCAGGCGATAGCTGCCCGACAGATTTGCCCCCATCAATTGCAGTTGATTGAGGTTGCGAATGGTGATCACGCCATTCACATCCGCCGTTGCGGCTTCAGACCGCAAAATCGGCCGCATATCGCCCGCCTGATACCAGACCGTGCTGAAATCCCACCCGGCATAACTGGCCTGGCTGCGCGCCTGAGCCGTGGTCAGGCCGGTGGCGCCGGTTACGTCACCGACCCCCACACCACTGCTCTGCCCAGTGGTTTCCGTATCCCA